CCCAGCCGCAAATGGTTTAGCTACACTGACCTCCGCCATTAGTCTTTATCCTCTACGATACGACCAGTCCAAGTGAAGTGATGAAGGGCCATCGCATCTTTCATATCAGTAGGTATTTTCCAGCGCACATACTGACGAGCAGCGTCCCAAGTACCGCTAAAGCGGTCGTCGTTGATCTGCACATCAAAGACTGAAGTTTCTTTGTCAGACGAAATATACCAAGTGAACGCAGGGGCAGGCGGGGCCTTTGCCTTTGCTTTTTTAGGCTTTTCATCTTCTACCCAAGCTTCGTTTTCGGGCGTGGCTGGGTCGTCTTTTACAAAGTGACCGTCTTCTGTTCTTGCGCGCTTACGTGCCATGTTAGCTCCATGAGATTTAATATAATTATTTATGGATGTTTTTGATGGCCTAGTCGTCCCTGCTTACCGCAGCTTAGTTTCAGAAGCCTTGCTGAATACCACGTAATATCTCGTGGATACTTGGCTTCTTAGCCTTGCGTGAGTACGGGCATTGAAAAGTCTTGACGCACTCGCGGAAACTGTTGGTCGGAAAGTGCGTATAGAATGTTTTGTTCGGGCCGCGATAAATGCAATGTTTGGTTCCGTGTACGTCAAGCCGTTTCCACAGGTGACAGGTTACTGTTTCTGGGTCTAGCAAGCCTGCTAGGGTCATCGAAACGACGAGGACGGGGATCATACGACCATCGCAATGAGATACATACCGCATCCTAAAACCGCGCATATGCCTGTGGCTAACGCAAGAATAAGCGCGTTCTGCTGCATGTCCCGCTTAGCTTCCATTGCACGGTAGACTGTGCGCTCTCGCTCTTCTCTGATTTGCCTTCTGAGGTCTGTCATTTCCTTGTAAGTGTTCGGGCCGTAGCGCATGTTAAGCATGAATTTTAAGTCCTTTTCATGCTCCAAAAGGGCTTTGCGATGTGTAATAATTTGGAGTGCTTCTTGTTCAATACTCTCTGAGCCTTTGCCCATCTTTTCGTGCAGCTTGGGCTTCTTTCTTTGGCTCTCAGCTTTGGCTACGTCTGAGCATGCTTCGTAGAATGAACCCAACGACTTTGAGACATCGTGCAATTCGCGGCCAGCGCCGATCAATTTTTTTGTAAGCGTAAAGGCGCTCTGAGCGGCAGCAAATGCGCTGATGGGATCAATCATTGTCGCCTCCTTTTCTCCTGTGCTTCCAAGGTAAGAGGGTCAGGGCGAAACACATGAAAAAAAGGGGCGCAGTATAGAACGCGCCCCTCTCAACATCTTGAAACTGAGGGTTAGCCGAGTGTAGTCCAGTTTTTGATGTATGTGTGTGTTTTGCTCTGGGTCATTTCCAAACCGCACTCAGTCAAGTATTCGTGTTTGATTTGGTCGGCATCTGGCGCCTGACGATCCCGTAGGAGCTGGGTGTCTCGACCATCAAGGTAACGATACTTCAAGTGTGGGAAGTCAATGATGATCATTGCATCGTCCATGCCAGGAATTTGGCGGAACTGAGGATGCAAATGCACCATCAAATCACCTGCGAACGTGTGGTACTGAGAGATTGAAATACCATAGGTATTGTCAATCACTGTTGGTTGCCACCGGTTCTTACCGATCTTCTGTAAGTGACCTGCTGTCTTTGCACCCACAAACGCAATCTTCTGGTTCGAACCGAACGCAAAGATGCTTTCAATCAGAAAACGGTCGAACTGATCTTCTGTCATCGTTGAGGATGCAGAAGCACGGTCGATTACGTTGGTGATGTTGTTTACCAAACCGCCTGTGAAGCGAGTTGGCTGCGAAGACGAGCCGTTTGCTTCGTGACGCTTGCCAAAAAACATCGCCCTCTCGATATCCTGCATGTGAAGTTTAAGAGCTTTAGTAGCTAGTTCATCTTCCTTGTCACCAGTACGCAAGTTTGTTGCAGACAAAGTATTTGAGAGGCCATAGGAAGTCCGAAAAATTTGCGTGTAGTTGTAGTCAACGCTTGCATCGAACGAGATGGCTGTGGGGCTAGTTGCCCCTTCCTCAAAAGCCGAACCAGAGATGAACAAGTTCGCGTCATCTGCGATTTGGTGTGATGTACCACCGATGTTACGCTCGACTGTAAGGCCAGTAGCCGTACTGTCTGCGGTACACCGCATGACTTCACCCGTTGCTGCGTTCACAAGCATAGTGCCTTTGACCGCAAACAAGTTGTCGTTTCCAGCATCAACAGTAATAGCTGTTGTTGATGTAGAAGAAATCGCACCATTGACCGTAAGTTTACGGTCGGGGAGTTCGTCTTTGAACAGGCGATATTCGGGATCGTCTGTCGCCTCAGATGATGTCATTGATAACAAAGCATTTAAGGGTGCCGAGCCGTTTGGCTCAAGAAGAGTGTATAATTCTCTGTAGTTTTTAGGGCGGAAGTCACTGTCAAATTGACCGGTTCCGCGCAGTCCTTGAATAGCAGCCATGATGGCCTCCTATATTAGATTACAAAACTAGGCGGCACAAATAAGTCTAAACGGAATTCACGTATTAACTTTTCGTCCCAACAAAACGTCATTCGGCTTGCGCGGAATTGTGTCTTACTGGCAGTCTGAAATATAAGTGTCAGGGCTGTCGTCCCTCTTTTAAAAAAAAGGGACGATTTTTTTAGGTGACGCGACGGTCTTGTGCGCGTTGGGTCAAACGATTTAGCATATCGTCACCGCCAGCTTGCCCGCCAGATGATGTCGGAGCCGTCGTATTTGTCTCCGTAAACGCCGCACGTTTCTCTGAGAAAGATTTTAACCGTTCAAATTCACCAGAGTTCTTTTCGTTCTGAAACGCCTTCATAACTTTACGAGTTAGGTTAAGGTTAGCAAAGTCTTCGCCCGTATAACCCATCTGCATAGCGTAGTCTGAAAACTCAGGCGCCATTTCGTCAGGAAGCTTTAGCTCCTGCTGAACTCTGTCTAAGTTCGTAGCTACTCTTTCTTTGTAGCTCTGGTTGGACTGGTCGTTTGCTTGTCTCTGGACTTGCTGGCTAACTTGCGCCTGCTGCTTTCCAGCCTGCATAACTCTGTTCATCAGCTTAGTTTGCATAGCCATCTGCTTCTTTAGGCCCTCGATCTCCGCGTAACTCTCACGAAGTTTCGGTGGAAGAGATATAGCGTTTGAATCTTCGTATTTACGAAACTCTTCTTCTAGCTCCGCAGCTACGTTTCCGCCCTGTTGCGCGTTAGGGTTTGCTTGGCCCTGACCAGCAGGAGGTTGTGCGCCCTTGCCGAATTGGGCGTTCTTTGTGAACGCTCGCTTTAACGAACCGTCAATAAGAGCTTTGGCTTGCGATGGGTTCATATTGCCCTTCGCCATTATCTCATCGACGTAGCCGTACACCTCTGCGTTTTGGGAATGCTTGTTGTTTAAAGCCGCGTAACGATCTCGCGTACCCTTGATTTGGGCGGCAGTCATAGTCTGGTCGCCTACTTTAAAAAACTCAACGGATTGATCGCGCTCACGATCACCCTCGGTAATCGGTGAAGCAACCTCTTGAGCTTTCTCCATGTTCGTCGTTGGGGCCTCCTCAGGCTTAGGAGCTTTCGCTTGCGGTGCCTGTGGTTGCGGTGCTTGGCCTTGCTGTGGGCCAAGTTTCTTTTCTGTAATTCGCTGTAGAGGATCAGCCATCGTATTCTCCATTTTCATGTAAGCGGCTTTCGCGGCTATTTGCATTTTCAAGATGCAGCTCGTTCTCCATTCGGAGCATGAGCCGTTGAGGTAAGTCGAGCAACTGTCTAGCTGCCCAGATCGCGCCCCGATTATAATCCATCTGTTGCTGGCTCATCTGAGGGCTGTCGGCCATAGTGAGAGCTAGTGATACTATCTCTTCCTCCATGACCTTGTGTAACTGTGCCCAGCCCTTGCTTTTGCTAAGAGCGGTTAAATCTTTGAGTTGACTTAATGTAGTAATTTTGCAGTCCCTTTCTTGCCAGTACCAATGTTGGCAGGACCAAACTTCTGCATGTTAGATACGGGGGTGGATTTTTTAGATCCCTTTTTCTTAGCCATAGTCGGCCTCCTTACTTTTGAGTGCATGGACAGTTCGCATGCTTCATGTTCCCGCTTTTCGTTTTCTTACCGATAGCTTTTACATTCTTAGAAACTTGCGCCACTTTGCTATCCTTTTTTCTTAGCTCTTTTAGCTTTGTTCTTTTTACTGTTAGGAAAACCTGCTTTCATATTCTCGTAGGCTTTATTCGTAATGGTTGACTTAGACTTAGAACGTGAGGTTCCTGCCTTTTTTCGCTTGTTTATGTTTTCCCAAAGGCTCATTTAATAACCTTTTTTTTTCTTCATAGTCTTGCCAGTTTTCTTAGCATAAGCCGCAGCTTTTTTCTTGCCTGCTGGGGTGTACGCAAATTTCTTTTTTCCTACGGATGGCATATCTTTCTCCTAACAATTCCACGCTCTGCGTGACCAATAGTTTGCACTTAGTTTATTAGCTTTTCCCTTGATGCCGCCACTGCGAGCGCAGTAGCTTTTCTTTCGGGCAGGCTGGTCTTTCTTGATCGTCATGTTTGCATCGCCAAAGCGAATAATTTTTTCCTTGCCGTTAGCGCATGCCTTGACGACAAACTTCTTGCCGCCCGAAACCTGACGCTTCGGCTTGTTGCAGGGCATAGAAGCCTTCTTTGTTTTTGGCTTAGCCTTCGCCATTAGACAGGCTCAGTGGGCCAAGTTACTTTTTCGTAATCAGGCCATTCCGCATCTGCTGTAGGCAAGTTGCGGAGATCCGATCTATAGGAAGCCCAAGCCTTTTTAGTTACGCTTGTAAGAGGACTGTCAGCCGCTTGCGTCCAATCAGAAGAGGCCAATAACGCATCTCGCATTGAACGAGAAGTTTTGGCTTGGGTGGCTGCCTTCCCATCGGAAATTTGCTTTTGGACCTCAGTTTCTTGCGCTTCTTCCGCGAGTGTCATTTCTCGGTACACACCGCCTTTATAAATCTTAGACATCTTATTAACCCTCTTCCATCTGTACTTCGACTACGAGCTTGCCGTGATTAAAATTTCCACTTGTTGCGTAAAAACGAAAGCCACCTTCCATCGCAGTAGTCGAATTGTTAGTTGAGTAATTATTCCAACCACCATATTCTTGACTGGGCCAAGTGTTTGAACTGTTCTGGTACATAATTTGATACCAGCAGCCGCCACCCTTGTCCTTTTGGTTGCTCCCTGCAGACCCTTCGCGCCACGGTATAAAATTAATCTGCCCAGTTACCCCAGAACCGTAAGTGTAGTCGGTCTGCTTAATATCATTCCCGTATGCCGGAAATCTCATCCAGCCTTGGTTGCTGTTGTGTTGTTCGCCATGACTGCCAGAGGTGCTTTCTTTGTAGTAATAGCTACATCCAAGGTATCCTGAACTTATAACGCTCCCACCGGAATTAAGCCCATAAAGATATATGTAGGTATCACCGCTACTGGCAATTTCGTACATTGTGAGGCGAACACCAGCGATTTTTGCGTAGGTGATGCCTGAGTTAATACTCGCCCACGTTAAGTCATACGTGTTGGTTGCAGATAACGTGTTAAAGTCGTAGGTCTTTTTGTAGGCTACGCTTGACGGCGGTGCGGCATATTCAAGAGCCGTTGCACCAGAGTTGACCGCAAGCGTTTGACCAGCCGTGCCTATTGCGGCTGGTAAAGCCGCAGGATTAAATTGTAGCTGCCCAGAGCCATCT